TTCGTGATGCAGCATCTCTTACCGTTCCAACAGACCGTACCTTTCGTGGGGCATGGACATTCAATGGTGATGCTGTCGAAGTAGACATGACAGCGGCTGTGGCAATCCACAAGGACAACCTACGTGCAGAACGTGCGCCACGTCTGGCTGATCTGGATGTTGCCTACATGAAGGCTCTGGAAGCTGGCACAGGTGCGGCTGAGATTGCAACCCAAAAGCAAACACTGCGTGACATCACAGGCGATGCACGTTTAACTGCGGCTGCTGATCCTGATGCACTCAAAGCTCTTACTCTGGCGGTTTTGCTGGGAGAATAAATAAATGTTCGGCTTACACCCTATAGCGGCTGCTCCCTTCGCAGATGCGGGTGTAACGTCTATTGACTATATTATAACTGCTGATGCGGGTAGTTTTGCTCTTACAGGTCAAGCGGTAAATTTAAACGTAGGTAGAAACCTTACTGCTGCATCAGGCTCATTTAGCCTCTCTGGACAAGCGGTAGATTTAGATAAAGCATTAAATATTACTGCAGCTAACGGTAGCTTTAGCATTACTGGACAAGCAGTTACCCTTCGTCTTGGAAAAGTCCTTGTTGCAACTAATGGCTCCTTTACGTTAACAGGTCAAGACGTTAGCTTTAGCAAGGCTCTTAACTTACAAGCAACATCAGGTACATTTACATTAAGCCCACAAGGTGCAGCTAAGTTAATTACTGAAGTTACCCCAAGCGGCACCTTCACACTTACAGGTCAAGATGCAAGCCTTGTAAAAGCAGTTAAAGCCTCTGCTAACAACGGTAGCTTTACGCTTACTGGTCAGCCTGTAGGTTTAGATAAAACACTTAATCTCTCCGTTGACAGTGGTTCATTTTCCACTACGGGTCAAGATGTAACCTTTGATATTAGCGAGAGCTTCCAAGCTGGCTCCTTTAGTCTAACAGGTCAAACTGTTGATTTAGCTAAAGCACTTAATATTACTGCCGATACTGGTAACTTTAGCTTAAGCGGTCAAGCGGTAGACTTAGATAAAGCACTTAATCTTTCTGTTGATAGTGGATCATTCACTGTTACAGGACAACAGATTAATTTAAATGCTGCTCTTAATGTATCTGTAGATGCTGGCAGCTTTACCTCAACGGGTCAAGACGTAACCTTCCGTGGTGGTCAAGTCCTTGAAGCTGATAGCGGTACATTCTCTGTAACTGGTAATGCAGTAACATTTAATCAAAGTGTTAGCATACTTCTTGACAGTGGAACATTTACCCTAGCTGGACAAGACGCTGCCCTAAATGCAAACTTTAATCTTTCTGTAGATGCTGGTTCATTTAGTGTATCTGGACAAGAACTAGACTTTGGCATTAGCGAAAGTTTTGAAGCTGGTTCCTTTACACTTACAGGACAGGCAGCAAACCTAAATAAAGCACTTAATGTAGCACTTGATGAGGGTAGTTTCTCCCTTACTGGTCAAGATACTACGCTCCTAAAAGATCTAAATATCTCTGCCGATAACGGTGCGTTCTCCTTAACTGGACAAGAGATAGACGTTGATATTAGCGAGAGCTTTGAGCAAGGCTCGTTTACCTTAACTGGTCAAGCTGCAAACTTCAATAAAGCGGTCAACCTAACAGCAGATGCAGGTAGCTTCACAGTTACTGGACAAGATGTTGACTTTGTTAAGGCACTGAATGTTACGGCTGACGCAGGGTCGTTTGCTCTCACGGGTCAAGAGATTGACTTTGGCATAGGCGAAAGTTTTGCTGCTGGTTCTTTCACCCTCACAGGTCAAGCGGTTACTCTTTCCAAGGCTATAAAACTCTCTGTAGTCTCAGGTACGTTTACAGTAACAGGCTCAGAAGTAACCCTCCTTGTAGATATTCGAAGAGTAAGGTTCGAGGATCAGAACTACGTCAAAGTGTTTACAGTTGCTAACGAGAATAATGTCGTAACCCTTAATCCTTCTTCTAACAGTGTTACACTAGAGGCTGCATAATGCCCTTTTACTTAAAACAAAACGATACCGCCCCTTCTATAAGAGCTACACTTAAAGATGGTAGCGGTAGTGTGATAGACCTTACAGGAGCTAGTGTGCGCTTTCACATGAAAGACCTAGCTGGTACGGTTAAGATTGATACTGCCGCAACTATAATTAGTCCTGCTACAAGCGGAATAGTTCAATATAATTGGACTGGATCTGACACAGATACTGCAGGAACTTACTATGCAGAGTTTGAGGTTACTTACTCAGACAGTGCTGTAGAGAGTTTCCCTAATGATGGAAACATTGGAATACTTATCACGAAAGAGTTAAACTGATGTCTACTTGGGGTAAACAGTTATTCAAAGATAGCCCACTTTCCATTGCACAGGGTGAAGTAAGCGGTCACTCCCTCGAACATAGGTTTGGTGATGTACCTGCGATGTCTCAGAGCCAATCTGGAACAATCTGGGATATTAACGACACAAATTATCCTTGGTCATCATTTTCCTCTGCTGGTACTCTGTCTGTCCCTGCAGTGAATGCCTCTGACAATGGCAAGAGTTTAGTTATTGAGGGATTAGATGGAAATTATAATATTCTATCAGAAACTATCACAGTTTCTAGTTCTGGTGCTACAGCAACTACCAATTCTTTCCTACGTGTCTATAGGGCTTATTTAACATCAGGTAATAATGTTGCTGTTATCGATATACAGAAAAGTTCAGTTAATGTAGCACGTATAAATATTGATAAGGCTCAAACCTTGATGGCTGTATATACAGTTCCAGCAGATTACACTGCATATCTTACACAAGGTACTTCTACCTGTCAGGTTGGTGCAGATGCTACAGTTAATATGTTTGTCAGATACTTTGGTCAAGGTTCCTTTAGAGTTGAACATTCCTCTGAGGTCTCTGGTGATGGTGGTCAATATTTCTACCCATTCTCTGTACCATTAGCAATCCCAGAAAAGTCTGACATAGACATAAGGGCGACTGTACGTAGCAATAACGCCCGTGTCACTGCAGCCTTTGATGTGATCTTAGTAAAGAATAGTGTATTGAGGACATAATGCCAAAAGCAGGTTTAGAGAACAAAATGCGGGAGCATAACGAAAAGTATGGTGACAAAGGTACAGTCACTATGGCTATGCTCGAACAGGTCTACAACAGAGGTGTAGGTGCATATAGAACAAACCCTGCTTCCGTTAGACCAAATGTAAAGTCACCAGAACAATGGGCTATGGCGCGTGTCAACAACTTCTTACGTACTATTCGCACTGGTCGTTTCCGTAGCGGTAAACACGATACTGATTTACTCCCTGCTAAACACCCCCTGTCAACAAGAAAGAATGACGTGTGGGATGAGAGTGAATTGCCTACCGAAGCAGCCATCAATAAAGCAGACAAACCTCTAAACAAACCATTTAGGCTTCCTTCTGGATCAAGCAAGAAGTTTGGGGTTTACGTCAAAGATGGTGACAAAACCAAGAAAGTAACTTTTGGTGATCCTAATATGGAGATTCGCCGTGATGATCCCAAAGCCAGAGCCAACTTTCGTAGTCGTCATTCGTGCGATACTGCAACTGATAAGACAACTGCGAGATATTGGTCTTGCCGTATGTGGGAGAAAGGAGCCACAGTGAGTGACTTAACTAAAACAGAGATCGAAGGGAAGATCCTCAAGGCAGACGAAGAACAACGTATTGTCTATGGATGGGCTTCCGTTATCACTGAGAAAGGTGAACGAATAGTTGACCGTCAGGGTGATGTAATCGAAGCCGACACACTTGTTAAAGCCGTGAATGATTTCATGGAACATATTCGTGTCGGTAAAACAATGCACACAGGTAAAATGACAGGGCGTGTAATTCACTCTCTGCCTATCACTAAGGAAATTGGTGAAAGCCTTGGCATACAGAGTGACCGTGAAGGATGGGTTGTAGCTTACAAAGTCTACGACGATGACGTCTGGGATAAGGTCAAATCTGGTGAACTTGCGGCCTTCAGTATCGGTGGTCGTGCAATCAAGGAGAAACTTGAAGATGAATCTTCTTAAGCAACTTGAGCTTGACGAACTATCTTTGGTTGACCGTCCTGCAAATGCGTCTGCCAAAGTTGCACTTTTCAAGCGTGATTCCGAAGAGGAAAATATGGAAAAAGCATATAAAATGAGCGATGCCGAAATGGAGGAAATGGACAAAATGTCTGATGACCTCAAGGCTAAACTTCGCGGCATGATGGATAAGGGTTATACCTTCCCAGAAGCCAAGAAAATGATGGATGAGGACATGAAGAAAGCAGACGAGGAAGTATCCTTGGAAGCAGAACTTCTGGAACTCAAAGAAGAAAACGATAACCTACGCAAACAGCTAGAGGAAGTCGTTGAGAAAAAAGAAGAGGTCGTAGAGACTATTGAGGTTAATGGAGAGATGGTCGTAAAGGCTGACATTCCAGAGCCTGTCTTGAAAGCTCTTGAGGAAGCTAAGGTCGAAAAGCAGATGATTGAACTGCGTAAAAAGGCCGAAGCAGAATTGCCACACTTTGACGTTGAAGTAGCTATGTCTCTTCTTGATGTCATCAAGGGTGATGCAAAAGTCCTCGAAGCACTCAAAGGCGCAGATGCTGCTTTTGCTGCTGCTATGGATGAGGTTGGTGAGAAGTCTGTAGATGCAGATATGACTGACCCACAATCTAAACTAGACAAGATGGTAGACGCCTATGCCGAAGAGCATAAGGTCAACAAATACGCTGCTTTTGATGCCATCTCTAAAACAGCAGAGGGTAAATCCCTTATCGCTAAAACTTATGAAAAGGATGAGTAATCATGGCTGTAACACAATCACGTGAAACACGCTCACTAATTGCTGGCGAAGATCTATCATCTTCTCAGTTTAAATTCGTAACACTAGAATCTGATGGTCAAGTTGATCTTGCAGACGCTGCAGGAGAGCGTTGCTTTGGCGTTTTAGAAAATGACCCAGCATCAGGTGGAGAGGCAACTGTTGTTGTTTCTGGTCAAACTCGCATCACATGCGGCGGCACTGTTGCTGCTGGTGCGCAACTTCAAACGGACGCATCTGGTGACGCTATTACAGCAGCATCAGGAGATGTTTCTATGGGATACGCAATGGAAGCTGGCGTTGACGGTCAAGTCATCGCTATGGAGCTTATCCAAGGCGGCAACATCCTAGCGTAACCTATAGATAGGAAGGAATAACAACAATGCCTATGCTAACCGCCTCACAGGTACATATTGATCAGCCATTAACAAACCTGACAGTAGCGTACCTACAATCACAAGACAACTTTATCGCTGATAAGGTTTTCCCAAACGTACCTGTTGATAAAAAGACCAACAAGTATTACATCTATGACCGCGAGAACTTCTTCCGCAATGAAGTTCAGCCTCGCGCTCCACGCACTCGTTCACAGCGCGTTGGTATGTCAATCTCAAACGCAACGTACACTTGTGACGTGCGGTCTTTGTCTACAGACTTTGACTTTGAGACACTGGCAAATGCTGACACTGCTTTGGACATTCGTCGCGGTGCATCCGAAATGCTCACACACAATCTCTTGATTGACCGTGAAAAGCGTTTCATGTCTACGTTCTTTGGAGCGGGTATCTGGACGACTGAGTACACTGGTGTTGCTAATGCTGACAACGACACTGCAGCAGAAGTTACACAGTGGGATGACTACACAAACTCAACTCCAATCGTTGACGTAACAAATGCTCGTCGTGCGATGCAGGTTGCTTCTGGTGGCTTCAAGCCAAACAAAATGGTTGTTACTCGTGATGTTCACGACACACTGATCAACCACCCAGACATCCTTGCACGTCTTAACGGTGGTGCAACTGTGACCAACACGGCAATCATCACTCAGGCTAAACTGGCTGAGATCTTTGAGATTGCTGAGTATCACATCATTGATGCGATTGAGAACACTGCAAAAGAAGGTCTCGCTGAGTCTCTTGCATTTGTAGCAACCAAGAAAGCTGCATTGTACTACTGCCCACCATCAGCAGGTTTGATGGTTCCATCAGCAGGGTACAACTTCACATGGAACGAACTTGATAACGCATCTGGTTACGGTATTGACATTCGTTCTTACACAGGTGACTTCCTGCGTGTTGAAGGTGTTGCAGAGCTTCTTGAAGCTAACATGGCTTACGACCAAAAGGTTGTAGGTGCAGACCTTGGTGTATTCTTTAACACCATCTTGTCATAAGGAGTTAGGTGATGACCCGACCACCTTTCCAATATGATAAGCCAGTCTTCGTGCGTAATCCTAATGGATTACTGATGAGTGGTAAACGCTATGCTAAAGGTGATCTCGTTCCTTGGAAGGAGCGGGGTCTCCCGAAGGCTAACATTGAACGTATGTACAATGAGCTTCACCTTCATCATAATGAAGAGCTAGAGGTTACACTAAAGCCTTCTGTCGGTGACGGTCTTACTGATATGGATGCAGAACAACTTGCAATCCTTGTTAAGACAATCAACGAGAAGGTAAAAGCCAAGACCTCTAATGAGGCTGAATACGACAGAAAAAAGTGTCGTGTATCTAAAATCAAAGATAAACAAATTGGCTTCATTCGCTCTTGGCGTGGAAGACATGGTGACTTAGAGGCAGATTAATGGCTTGGACTTATGACGAAACCGATCTTGTAACTACAAGTGCTTCTGGTAGGGTAAATGTGGTTCGCCTGTTGATTGGTGATACAGATAATAACGACCAGTTGATCCAAAACGAAGAGATCATTTTCGCATTAGCTCAGTCCAATAATAATGTCTACTTTGCGGGATCTTGGGCAGCAAGTACAATCGCTGCTAAATTCGCTCGTAGGGTAACTACAAAAATAGATGGGGCCTTATCATCGAACTACAGTGATTTGGCTAAACAGTATAAGGCCCTGTCTGCAGACCTTCGTGAACAAGGTCAGAAATATTCTATGACATCTGCAAGTCTACGTGCTGGTGGTATATCTAATGCAGTTATAAAAGCTAACCGTAGATTAACTGATAGACCTGATTCTAGCTTTGCTAAGGGTCAGTTTGATAACCCACCAACTGATGAACAGTATATCAGGGATTATGAATAATGTCGTTTCGGTCTTACGACCTTCTGAAACTTGTAGATGAACACGGGGAGACCTTAACTCTCCGTAAGTATTCCTATGGTGCCTACAACCCCCAGACCTCAGCTTTGGCATCATCAAGCAGTACGGATTACACATTTACTGGTTACTTCTATAACTATAGCCTTGGGGTGATTGACCCTGAGAATATAAACAGAGGTGTACGTAAATGCGTGATCCCTGCTTTGGGGTTGACTGTAGCTCCCGATACTGAGGACGAGATCATAGGTAATGGAAACAAAGTCCATATCAATAACGTCCTTACTATGTTCTCTGGTGGCACTGCCCTCTGCTATATTTGTGATGTAAGCGAATGATTAAATCCTCTTTCAAAATTGATGAAGCAGCTATAGCTAGAAAAATAGAAGCTGCTAAAACAAGTATTTTAGAAGAAGTAAAGAATGAATTTAAGGCGATTGCAAGGGATGCAGTTAGGTTCTCCCCTGTAGATACTGGTGCTTTTGTTACATCTTGGTCGTTTGAGACAGGTAAATCAGGTAGGCCAAGGGGTAAGAGTTCTCTCAATAGGCCAAGAAGACAAGATGAAATTAAGAAACGAGAAGAAGGTGAACAAAACCTTCTATCTGATATAGATAAAATCCCTGACTTAGAAAGCACAAAAGTGGCTGTACTTCGTAATGGCGCACCTCACGCAGAGTATGTAGACTATGGCGATAGTAAAGACA